GCTACAACAAGCCTGATCAAATATTCTTAACAAACCATAGGCATGGCGATGTAATTAAAACTTCAATAGGAGAACTACCAGAAGAAGGTTATTTTGTAACAATGTCCAACTGGACAATGAGCCAAAAAGACTCATACATATCGTGTGTACACAGTGTACTTGACTTAGACGTATATGCGCTCAGAAGTCATGCACAACAAGCAGCATCTCGTTCAGGTAAATGGACTTCAATCCATAAGCTAGCAAATAAAGTAATCAAAGGCTTAACTGCAAAACTAAAAAGAGCAAAAGATGCTGAAGAAACGTTAAGGGTTCTGAGTACACACTTAAACTGTGGACCATTATTTGATGTGTACATAGAAAAAGTAGAACTAAACCCTAAGAGAAAACTAGCAAAGCTTATTAAAAGTTGTAGAGAAGCACAAGTAGAATTTGATAACTCTCGTCTAACAAGGCAAGAAGAATATCAAATCGTAGACTTAGCTATACCTGAATATAAGTCAGAAGCTAAACCACCAGCGTACATAGTAAGGTACGCAAATGAAACGTCTGATAAATGGTCTCATATTATCAATTCAACATTCTACTTCAACAGGTGGAATGATGAAGGTAAAGCAGCATTACGTCAGGCACTTAATCTAATTGAAGGTAATTTCAAATGAATATAATCACAGATCACTCAGTAACACTCTTTGACAATCTAAAACCTGTCACAGTAACAGAATCCCATGCTCTGTTTGAGAAAATCAAAGATCTAGTGTCACAGGGTAACTATGATGAAGCCCTGAACATGATTGACAACAGGCGTACAGCTAAGAAAGCAATAGCTAATACTGACTTTGAGTTAGTAGGTGACTGCTTGTACCTAGACGACTACCGAATCCCTGACAACATGGCTTCGCGTATCTTCGATCTAATGGGTAGCTATAACTCTGTAAAGCCATTAGAACGGTTCTTCCGTAATCTGTTAAGCAACCCATCATATCGTGCAGTTCAAGAGTTATACGGCTTTCTAGAGCTGTCTAAACTACCAATCACAGATGATGGTCATTTCGTTGCGTACAAAGCAGTAAACCAAGACTACAAAGACTGCTTTACAAACAGTATGGATAACAGCATAGGTGCACAACCTACCATGCCACGTAATCTAGTAGACGAAGATAAAAATCGTACATGCTCTGCAGGTCTGCACTTTGCAGGATATGAGTATGCACGTGGGTTTGTAGATCGTGACGGTCACCTTATGGCTGTACGTATCAACCCTAAAGATGTGGTCGCTATCCCTTCAGATTACCACAACATGAAAGGTCGTGCATCAAGCTACCTTGTTGTAAATGAGATAGAAGGTATGAACGACACACTAACAGACACGCCTCTGTATAAAGGCGACTTCGAAGCACAATCATCACTATCACTATAATCCAAAGGATATACAAATGTCAGACACAAACTTAGGCACAAGCATTTTACGCAATGTGACACTTAACTACTTAAAAGTAGACCCATCAAAGCCAGTAAGTCCTTTTGGCACACTTCAATGGGAAGTTCAAATCGAAGTACCAGAAAACCGAGCTGATGAGATTTCAGAAATGGGTAAGCTACGAACCTTGGACAACGGGAACGTAGCGGTTAACATCAAGCGTAAAGCTTTAAAACATGACGGTTCTGCTAACTTCCCAGTAGCACTTGTAGATGCTAAGAAGAATACAATCGAAGTGTTCAACAACATCGGCAATGGTTCCACAGGTAACGTTAAAGTATATCGAAATGAATACGATGTAGCTGGTCGTCAGGGTATCTCAACAAGTCTTAGTGCAATCCAAATCACTAACCTAATTGAGTACACAGGATCAGTAGATTTCGACATTGAAAGTGATGATGCTGTAGCAACACATGATGATTTTTAAATAAATATAAAGGGGCCTGAAAAGGTCCCTTTGTTTTTAAATCAAGTGACAAAGGAATGTACCAGAAGTACCTAAAAGGACCATTGAGACAGGCTCATATGGTATTTGTAATACCTACAATAATGATTATATCTTTCATTCTTAATATAATCGACAGGAAGTAAGATGATTAAACTCTCCAAAACAAGTAAGATGCCACGTAAATGTAAATCATGGTCATTGGAAGCCTTGAAGACATGCCCCGGAAGTATTAAAGCAATCATAAAAGGAATTATAGAACTTGTAGATGCATGTAAAGGTTGTTACGCAACCACAGGTATGTACAATATGCCCAATGTTAAAGCCCCAAGAATACATAATAAAGAAGATTGGAAACGTAAGGATTGGGTTGATAATATGGTAGAAGCAATATTCAATGATGAACTATTTCGATGGTTTGACAGCGGTGATTGCTATGACCTCAGATTAGCTAAGAAGATTAAAAAAGTTATCTCAAGAACACCAAGAACTAAACATTGGTTTCCAACAAGACAACACAAATTCCCTAAATTCGCCAAAGTATTAGCTGAAATAGCTGAACTGCCAAATGCAGTTGTACGTCTATCCTCAGATTCTATCAATGGTGGAATTATAAAAGGTGATACAACATCAACCATCTGGAGTACAAAGCCACCTAAAGAAGCTTTCGAATGTGGTGCTTATACAAGAGAAGGTAAATGTGGAGATTGTAGAGCCTGTTGGGATAAATCAGTAAAAGTAGTGGCATACCCCGGTCATGGGGCTAAAATGCTTAAAGTAATCAGAATACAAGGGTAATAAATTATGTTAGAAGCAGTCATGTGTTTGGCCTTAAACCTATACTTTGAGGCAAGAGACCAACCAGTAGTAGGTCAACTAGCAGTCGGTTTTAGTACAATGAACAGGGTCAAAGATGAACGTTATCCAGACACTGTATGTGAAGTAGTCAAACAAGCTAAATACCATGCATGGGATATGGAAAACCCCATAAGACACAAATGTCAATATTCTTGGTTTTGTGATGGAATGTCTGACGTACCTACAAACGACAAAGCTATGCTAGAAGCGACCATTCTAGCTGCTAACATTTTCTATGGCAAAGTAACTGATATATCAACTGGAGCAACACACTACCATGCAACCTATGTAAACCCATACTGGGCAGACCATATGACAGTCCTTTTCAGGATAGATGATCATATCTTTTATAGATAAATTACAAAGCCTTGACATCTAGGTTAATCTCTAGATCTTTTAAGTACCTTAAAGAACTTAAATAACTAAGGAGTAACCTAAGATGAAAGAACACGTTAAGTACGTGGAAGGAATTGTAAAACCTGAAAACCTAACAAAGAAACCTAAAATAGCAATCACAGAATCTTCACTTGCAAACCTTAAACCTAAATGGGATAAGGAACATATGAAGATGATGTCAAAGAAAAGCATTGAAAAGCGTAGGTCCAACAAAGAAGCACGTGAAAAGATGAAAGAAACTGTAGAAATACTAAAGTATCTTTCAGATGGTGTAATCAGTAACATGCCCTCTGGCTTAACTGTAATGCAAATCATGATGCTCAGAGCTATTCAAGATGGTGACCCTGCAGAAGCCTCAAAACTTGCTGCAACTATTGCTGAATACCAACAACCTAAACTGCAACGTACCGAGAATATCAACACAAACATTAACTTAGAAGACTTAACTGATGAGGAATTAGCTCAACAACTAGCAATCATCAATGAGCCTATACTAAAACCACTAAAAGATATTGAAGGTGAAGTAGTAAATGACTAGCTATAACAACATAACTGGTGATGCACTTGTATCTAAAAGCAACACTAATAAGTTCAGAGATAACTATGACAAGATATTCTCTAAACCTGATAAGGAAAAGAAAGATGAAAGAAAACTTAAAAGAGTTCCTTAGTGGGTTTATATATATCGGACTTATATTATCACCAATAGTAATCTTATCAACAATAATATGGTGACATAAATGCGTGGAAGAGTAAACAAAGATATGCTGACTGCAATCCAAAAAAGCTTTGACAGTAAAATTGGAATTGAAGTTAAAATGATCCTAGTCCCTGAAGATTACCACAGAGCAATCCAAAGGGACAGTGAGTTCTTAGAGATCCTTGATGCTAATGGCATTGAAGATTGGGTTTCATACGATGAGTGTGTAGCTGAGCATGATAGAAACATAGCTGAATCAGAAACAGAAGGTGAAGAATATGCACACGGGAATCGTTTTCAGACCTAAGATAGGTGACCACCTACGTAAAGCAGAAAATGTAAGTGTAAATAGCTACACTACAGAAGAAATACAAGAACTAGTAGCACTACGAGCTGCAAATGTATCTTACACAGACTGTAGTCTTAAGCTTTCCAAGTCTATTGGTAGTATTGGTAATATGATTCACTACTATAAACTTCAACCTAAGATAGATGAAGCCAAAGGACTATTATGAGTATTGTAATTTCATTATATGACTACACAGGTGTCGCTGCAATCCCTTGGGCTAAAGCAGGGCATACTTGTTACTGCTTCGACATACAGCATGAAGGAGACAGTTGGGAGAAAGCACGTGTTGATAAGTATGAAAGTGGTGGAGCAATCTACTACTTACATGCAGACCTACATGACTATAAATCAATAAATGACTTATGGATTGACTTTAACGATAGAGATGAAGATATTGTATTCGCAATGGCCTTCCCTGTATGCACTGACTTAGCTGTAAGTGGTGCTGCATGGTTTAAAGCTAAATACTTCAAAGACCCTCAGTTCCAAAGAAAAGCAGTAGGGTACGCAACATGGTGTGCTGAGTTGTTTAACGATCTCAAAGTACCATATTACATAGAAAACCCAGTGTCAGTCCTGTCAACTAAGTGGCGTCAACCAGACTATCGTTTCCACCCATATGAATACGGTGGTTACATCAAAGAAGGTGAAGAAATACACCCACTGTATCCAAAGTACATTGCACCAAAAGATGCATACTCTAAAAGAACATGTTTATGGACAGGTGGTAAGTTCAAAATGCCAGCAAAAGATCCAGTACCTTGTGAAAGTTACGGTTCAAGTGCACAACACAGAAAGCTTGGAGGTAAATCAATGAAGACAAAGAACATAAGGTCAGCGACTCCAAGAGGATTCGCAGAAGCCGTGTATCAAGCTAATAAAAAGCAATGTGTACAATATGAAATGTGAACAAATGAAGTTATTCACAGAAAACATAAAAGTATCATCTGAAAACCCTGCATGTAAAGATACAAAAACATGCTCCAAGTGTAAAAACAACCTACCTACTTCATACTTTGGACCATCAGGTGGAGGTACTTATCTTAGAGCAGAGTGTAAATCATGTAACAATGAGTTAGGTAAGGTACGTAGTCGTCTTAAATCTATACATGGCTCTCCTCCAATAGATTACAAATGCCCTGTGTGTTTATGTAATGAGGAAGAAGCAAAAGGAAGAGGTGGTAGAGCAGGTTCTTGGGTTCTCGACCATGACCATAGTACGGAAGAATTCAGAGGATGGTTATGTCATAGCTGCAACAGAGCATTAGGTGGGTTCAATGATAATATTCCTCGTATGAAAAGAGCCATTAAATATATAAAAGGAAACTTACAAAACTAAAACTACAGGAGTACAAAGTAAATGGATCTAGATATTATGAAAATAGAACCTTGGTTCGATGACTTCGGAGATACGGATAAACTAACTGATGATATTACCGTTAAAGAATGGAAATCTAATGTAAAAGCAAATGCAACAAACTCACAAGTAGGTGGTGATCATTATAAAAATCAAGGAATACAACCACTTGAAGCTACCTTTGCTAACTTCGGTTATGAAGGTGTACGTGCATCGATATACACAAAAGTAGGTAAATACCTGACAAGAGATAAAGATTCACATCGTCAAGATATAACAAAAGCTATTCACGTATTACAAATGCAACTAGAGTTCCTAGACAGAGACAATAAATGATAATTACAATGGTAACTGAAATACTTTGGCTGGCAACAGCACTTGCAGTCTTCTCTTCAGTAATACTATTCATACTAAACCCACTGTATGCCTTTTGGATAGAAAACAAATACAATATGGATTTAGAAAGTGAAATATACCAAAAAGTATCAGAAGCTGTAGAGTCAGCAGCAGAAGACGGATCAATAATAAGCATTAACATCATAGTCGGAGAACCAGAAGTTGAAGAAGCCTCAAAAGAAAAAGATTAAAGTTCCCAGTAACTCATTAGGATTACAAGCTCTATCTCAGAATCAATCACATTACATAAACTCAATAGATAATTATGTAGTATCAGTTGGTACTGGGTTCGCAGGTTCAGGTAAAACATATATCGCATCTACATGTGCTGCTCAATTTATGATTGACAACAAAGATAGCCGTATCGTTCTATGCAGACCTAATGTATCTGATTCAAAATCTATAGGCTTCTTACCCGGAGAAGAACTCGACAAAATGGCACCTTGGATTACCCCATACACTGACATACTCCGTAAGCATCTAAATGGTACTTATGAAAAAGCTATGCAATCAGGGGCAATCCAAGTAGTTCCCTTTGAATACATGCAAGGTAGGACATTCGATAACTCGTTTGTAATACTAGACGAAGCACAACACACTACACCTAAAGAAATAGAAATGTTCTTAAAGCGTATAGGTAAAGATTCAAAAGTAGTTATATGTGGTGACATACCTCAAGCAAGATTAGGCCCTAAATCAGGTCTTAATCTTATTATTAAAATGCACACCGATAAGGCGTTACCAGAAGTATCTGATAATATTGGAATAACTGACTTCAATAACCCTGACGACATTGTAAGATCTGTATTCTGCCGTGAGATAACTAAAGCATTTGACAGGCACTATGCTATGGGAGGGTGACAATGTTAATAAACACAAAGGAATGGGTAGACTGTCTCGTAATAAGATATAACAAAGGTAAACCAATACTACTGCAAGATATCTTAGGTGAACAAGAAAGAAATAAACTAGCAAACCTTATAGACGGATTAACCATCATAAGGATAGACGAAGCACTGAGCAATGAAGATTAACGAGGCCGTAAATGATTATAAAGTTTTACACAAAAGGATGCCAACCATGCTATGCACTGACAACACTTCTGGATAATATGATGGTTGAATACGTGTCTTGCGACATAGAAGAAGAATGGGTAATAGCTGCTGATAATAAAGTAATGAGTGTACCTACACTGCTAAACACTGAAACTGGTAAAAGACTTATTGGTTTCAAGAATGAAGAAAAAGTAAAGGAATTTCTAAATGACAATAACAGTTGATTACGAACGTAATAGTTTGCTTTCAGAACAAGCATACACACTCCTTAAGGACTACTATTGTCGTGAAGGTGAAGACCCACAAGACGCATACGCTAGGGCAGCTATGGCATTTTGTAAGTCTGACTATGATCTAGCACAACGTATATATGACTATGCTAGTAAAAGTTGGTTTATGTTCAGCTCACCTATCTTATCTAATGCCCCTGCACTTGGAGAAAAAGTACATGGTCTTCCTATTAGTTGTTTCTTATCTTACGTCCCTGATACTCTTGAGGGCCTTATTGGACACAGCACGGAATTACGGTGGCTATCCGTCAAAGGTGGCGGTGTTGGCGGTCATTGGTCTGACATTAGGTCTGTCAGTGATGTGGCTCCCTCTCCTATCCCTTTCTTAAAGACTGTAGACAGTGATATGACTGCGTACAGGCAAGGTAAGACTCGTAAAGGTTCTTACGCTGCATACATGGACATCACACATCCAGATATTATTGAATTTATTAACATTAGAGTGCCAACAGGTGGAGATCCTAATCGTAAAGCGTTCAATATACACAACGCAGTAAACATCACTGACTCATTCATGGATGCAGTGACATCAGGTGGTCAATGGGATCTAATCGACCCAAATGATAAAACAATAAGAGATACATTACCTGCAAGAGATCTATGGGAACGTCTTATCGAGACAAGATTCCGTACTGGAGAGCCATACCTTAACTTCATTGATGAAGCTAACAGGCATCTACCACCAGAAATGCGTGAAAAGGGTTTAACTATCAAGGGTTCAAACCTTTGTAATGAAATTCATCTACCGACAAATGAAGAGCGTACGGCAGTTTGTTGCCTGTCAAGTGTAAACCTTGAATACTATGAGGATTGGAAAGAAACCACTATGGTAGCTGACCTAATCACCATGCTTGACAATGTAATAAGCTTCTTCTGTTTCCATGCACCCAAAGAGCTTCGTAAGGCTGTCTATAGTGCCACACAAGAGAGAAGTTTAGGACTAGGGGCAATGGGGTTCCATAGTGCATTACAACGTGCAGGGCTACCATGGGAGACTCCTATGGCTGCTGCATATAATACTGATATGTTTACGCATATCAAAGCACAAGCTAGAGCTGCTTCTGTATATCTAGCAGAAGAACGTGGTTCATGCCCTGATGTGGATGGAATACGTAATTCACACCTATTAGCAATAGCACCTAATGCAAACTCATCTATCATTGCTGGTTGTTCAGCATCAATAGAACCACTTAAATCTAATGCATTCACACATCGTACACGTGTAGGTGCACACCTTGTTGTAAACCCTTACCTTGATAAAGTAATCTTTGAGTATGCAGATGCATGGAAAGATAAATCTAAAGTTTGGATTGAAGAGCAATGGACTTCAATTATACTGAATGAAGGTAGTGTTCAACACTTAGATTGGATGGAAGATTGGGATAAACAAGTATTTAAAACAGCTTTTGAGCTTGATCAAAGGTGGGTAATAGATCATGCAGCAACACGACAACCCTTTATATGTCAGGGTCAGTCTGTTAATCTATTCTTTCCTTCAGGAACCGACAAAGCATACGTAAACGAGGTGCATATTCGTGCATTCAACAAGAAACTAAAGGGACTTTACTATCTTCGAACAAGTGCAGGTGCTAAGGCTGACACAGTAAGCTTCAAGCCTACCCGTGTAGCACTAAAAGACTACGCAACTGAAGAAGATGAGTGCCTATCATGCCAAGGATAATTAATAAATGAGCTTACTAACTGCATCACCAGCCTTTAAACCCTTCAACTACACTAGCTTTGTCACTCAAGCAATTGAACATGACAAGTTACATTGGGGTGAATGGGAGTGTGATCTTAATGAGGACGTAACACAGTGGAAATCTGGGAAGATTACTCCATCTGAGAAGAACTTTATCACCCAAATCCTACGATTATTTACACAATCTGATGTAATTGTAGGTGGTAGTTACGTAGATGTGTTCCTACCTCGCATTAAAAACAACGAAGCACGTATGATGATGCTATCTTTCGCACAACGAGAGACAATCCACATGAGATCTTATGCATTACTGAACGACACCTTAGGTTTTGCAGAGTCAGAGTACGCAGCATTCCTAGAATATGAAGCAATGGCAGAGAAACTTGAGTTCATGCAGACATTTGACCCAGATACTAAGCAAGGCTTAGCTAAAGCACTGGCACAAACTGTATGTAACGAAGGTATGTCTCTGTTTTCTGCCTTTGTGATGCTCTTAAACTTCCAAAGGTATGGTAAGCTTAAGGGAATGTGTGAGATTGTGGAGTGGTCTATTCGTGATGAGACAATGCATGTCGCAGGTATGACTGAGTTGTTCCGAACATACACACATGAAAACCCGGAGGTTGTAAATGATGAGTTTAAACTATCTATCTATGAAATGTACCGAACTGCGGTCCAACTTGAAGACAAAGTTATTGACCTTGCGTTTGAAATGGGAGCTATGGAGGGTCTTACAGCAGAAGAAGTCAAGCTCTATATTCGATATATCGCGGACAGACGACTAACAAACCTAGGACTTAAACCAAACTGGAATATAGAAGAGAACCCACTGCCTTGGCTTGATTGGGTTTTAAATGGTGACAGTTTTAAGAACTTCTTTGAAGGTCGAGTTACCGATTACTCAGCAGATGGAATGTCTGGCTCCTCTTGGGGCTGGTAGAATAAATAATTGACCTAAGCAAGGTCACTGTAAACTGCTTAACGGTCTGGGAGGACTGACTATGACAACTAAATTGATTTGGGATCTAGAAACTAACGGACTTATCCCTGAAGTAAACAAGATATGGTGTCTTGTAATGCAAGATATTACCACAAAAGACATCTTCTCTTACTCAGATTATGATGACAACCTACCATCCCTGGAAGAAGGGCTTCAGAAGCTCCTAGAAGCTGATCTAATAGCAGGTCACAACATAATTGGATATGACCTACCAGTTCTTAAAAGACTTCTAGGATGGGAACCTAGGCCCTCTCAGACTGTATGGGATACACTGCTAATGTCACAGCTATGTATGTTCCAACGCACACACAGACATGGTCTTGCAGGTTGGGGTGAGTTCTTCAAGTATCCAAAAGGAGACTACAATGATTGGACTAACTACAACCAAGAGATGCTGACATATTGTATACAAGACGTTACATTAAACACGTTAGTATACGAAAGGCTTTCTCGTGAAGCTTCAATACAAATCAAAGCAAGACCTGAGTTCAAGCAAGCTTTAGTACTAGAGCATGACTTCGCTATAGTTAACGCAGACATAACAGCTAAAGGTTGGTTGTTCAATATGCCTAAAGCTAAGGAACTTAAAGAGAATCTTACATGGAAACTACATGCCATTGAGGATGAGCTTGAGCCACAGCTAGGCAGTGTGTGTATGCTTAAGGGTAGTAAAGAAGTAGATAAGATTGTAAAGAAGAATGGTGACTACTATAAGTTAATAACTGATTGGTATGACTTAGCTGCAGACACTAAGGCTTCTAAAAGTTTCATCACAGGACCTTTCTCTCGTATAGAGTTTAGTGAGGTACGACTAGGTCAATTAGCAGAGGTAAAGAAGTACCTCTCTGACATTGGTTGGAAGCCTGATGATTGGACGTTCAAGAAAGTCAGAGGCAAGTGGATTAAGATGTCACCTAAACTAACAGACTCATCACTAGAACCCCTAGGTATCGTTGGTTCAATGATAAGTGACTACTATATGTTACGTCAAAGGTTATCTATGGTTGACAACTGGATAGAAATGGTTGCTAGGTGGGGTGATGGTAGGCTTCATGGTGATATGTTTACCATAGGTACACCATCATTCCGTTGCAGACACAGAGGTATCGTAAACATTCCCGGAGTACACTCACAATACGGTAAGGATCTTAGAGCTTTACTTACTTGTGAGCGTGGTCGTAGGCTTGTTGGGGCTGACTCTGCTGGTAATCAATTCAGAGGTCTTGCACATTACATGGGAGATAATGAGTTCACAGCTTCAGTTGTTGTGGGTAAAGAATCTGATGGAACTGATGCTCACTCTCGTAACGCTGCTATCCTTGGTATCTCAAGAACAAAAGCTAAGAGTTTTATCTATGCATATTTGTTTGGTGCAGGTATGTCTAAGCTTGGTGAGGTTGTCACTGGATTGAAATCCCCTAAGGCTGGTAAGGAAGCAGATGCTAAGTTCAAAGCAGCATTCCCTAAGCTTAAGGAACTCAAGGATTCTTTGTCAGCTGAATACAACCATAACAAAATGAAGACAGGTATAGGTTTTATCATAGGTGCTGATGGCAGACGAGTAATCGTAGGTTCAGAGCATCAACTCTTAAACTATTTACTTCAAACACTGGAAGG